TGGAGCCGTCGTCGTAGCCGTAGCCGGAGCCGGAGCCGCAGCCGGAGCCGGAGCCGGAGCCGTCGCCGTAGCCGGAGCCGTAGCCGCAGCCGCAGCCGGAGCCGGAGCCGTCGCCGTCGCCGTAGCCGGAGCCGTAGCCGGAGCCGTCGCCTATTCCTTCCATACAGAAACCTTACCGATACCGTCTTTTGCTTTTTGTGTGCATGGAATAATTTCAAGCACATCTGTAATTATCATCGATTCAACTTCGCAAGGGAACTTGCATTTTGTTGGTTTAGATGTCCCATCGACCGCAAGTTGCGATAAGGATGCGGCCCCGTCCCAATACCAAATACGACGGGATTTTTTAAGAACAACCTCCGTCCCATTTTTTTCCTTTAGATACCCTGCGAAAACACCCGCAGATTTAGATCGAATAATAACGTATTGCATACCATCAAACGATTCTGCCTCTTTGCTCTCATCCTTCCTAACGTATTCCACATCATCTATTTTTATTGTTTTGCATTTTTCCATTTTCTTCTCCTTGTTTTTGTTCTCCCAATAATTCCTTCATCTGTTATAAAAAACAACGTTCCAGTGTTTGTGCATTTTCCGCTGTTCATCATTTTTAGCTTAAACCCCGGTAAGCAGTCCTGGCAGAAAACAACCGGGCCATCTTCCTGCCACTCATGTCTCAATATGTTTCGACTCTTCGCTGACAGCTTGTACTCTTTGAACTCATCCTTTGAAAAGCAAGGTGGGACAAGGCTCATTTTTTCACCCCGGAATTATTTCCTTGTATTGTTTACAGAAATTCCTAACAGAACAAAAAGACTTGCACCGAATGAACTCCTTCTTCTTCGGGTTGTACCACCGATCCTCCGTTGAACATGGGAATCGACTGGCAAGCTCTTCTGCGGTTAATTTCTGCGCCTCCTGGTGTAGCTTCACTCTTTCATTTACGACGTATTCGCACCCCTCGATAGGCCACTTCGGTAACGGAACCGTTTGGGCCTGGACGTTTGGGTATCTCCCAGTGGACTTGGCTGCGGTTGCCTTCGATTTTATCCAATCCCTCAGGATGAGAATATTATCCAACTTCTCTATGTTTATTCCATTTTTGGATAGGATATACCGATTCACATTCGCCTGGTTTTCATACTTTTTGTGGTCGTCATAGATATAATTCCAGACGGACGTTACCTTGAAATCATACAGCGTGGTCCCGTCGATCATATCCACTTGGCCCCCAACTTTCCAACCATTCACCATAACGTAGAACCGCTTCTCGGATATTACGTTGTCCCCAGCAGCCCGCTCCAGTATGACATGGACAGCAGAACCAACCAGGATCCACAGCAGATCCGCAACATCTTCCACTATCTCATCTTTGTGCATTTTTTTAAGTGCAACAATTTGAGGTGGATCGATCAACTGCGTTGTGGTGATGTCGGACTCCCCCGGATCATAGGAGTTTTTCTCTATTGCCCGGACAATTATGTCATGGATCCCATGTTTATTGGTTAATTGCGTCATTGTCTTTTATCTCCTCTATTGGCGGGGCAGCATCTTCGGTGGTGAATGGGAATTTCTTCTCCATTGGCATCATCGCGTCGATGTTCTGGTATCCCTTCTCGCCGTCGGACCAAAGCATTTTGACTCGGAACCCTTTTAGGTGGTCGATGTCAAAGCTCATCCCCGGCTGCGCCCCTTCTACCAGTGGCGTAATATATTTCTTGTAAAGGTTCGCCTTCTCCGTGTACAAGAACTTCATCCAATTACTAACGTGCGGTTTTTCACATCCGACAATCTCGAATATGAATCGAACGGCAGGAGAAGTTGATTCCTTCCCCTTATATGTGAACGTATGCTCTTCTTCATATTGAATGTCTGCTATCACAGCCCCAATCAATTCTCCGATCGGCACCTTTTCATATACCTGCTGTTGTGGTTTCATTTTTATTTCTCCTTTTTATTTTGTGTTTGTGAGTTGCCAGAAAATGGCACCCAAAACGATTAAAATTACTATTTGATTTATTCCAATATCCATGTTATGTTTTTCCTATGGGGTCACATTTTTTCAAAATTCCCGGCCGACTTCCATGTTTAAATGAAATGATTGGGGCAGCCCAGGCAAATCGTTTTGCATACGGCCAACTTAAAAAAACGACTGATAAACTCGTGTCGAAATACATACTAGCTGCCCAGATCCCCGAGATCAAGAACCCCCTCCGGGTTACCATCGAATGGGTTGAACCCAACGCCAGGAGGGACATTGACGGGGTGTCGGCGGGGTCCAAGTTTATACTGGATTCCCTCGTAAACACGGGCCGGATCCCCAACGACAACCGCCACTGGATCAAAGAGATTATTAATCACTTTCCCCCGCCGGATAAAGACAGCCCAAGAATCCTCGTTTTTCTTGATGAGTTAGATCCTCCGGCGAATTGAGGGCCTTCTCCATCTCTGCCAGGACCATTTTCTTCTCCGATGACATACGCTTGGCCCCCCTCTCAACTTCACTAATCCTGATTTGGGGGTGGGAATACCCCAACATCTCCCCCAACTCCCACTGGGTTTTCCCCAGCCTTCCCCTGATTTCTCTTATGTGTTTACCGTCCATTATTTATCCTTCCTTTGGTCCCACCGAATATTCTACCAAACGCATTGGGAGAAATGTCGGGGAGCCTTGTAATTTCTAGGGCATCATCCGCTAGGCCTGAATATTCCTTGTAATTTTCTCTTTCAAGGATATTGTCAACTAGCCTATTGCTAACGTCTGACGCATCGATCCTTTCGATTCCATTGTTCTCTAGAATCTCTTGAACCTCCGACCGTATTTTTTGAATGTTTCTATTATTTATTTTCATCACGTCACCCCCAGTAGATAACTTCCAACTGTTACGAACACACACCACAGAAGTATTAATTCAAACATTTTTATCCTCCCTTAAATTGTCCCGACGGGGCGAGGCTCCCTCTCGAACCATTCCCCGCCGGGGTTGTGACCCGGGTCCTATAGAAGCAAAAAAGCTGTCAGCCCCAGCAGAAAGATGCAACCCATCACACAACCAATTGCGAACTGGGCAAGAACTTCTCCCCAGGAGAACTTTCTATTACGATCAGCCTCAATTTCGTATTGGTCAAAATAATCTTTCCCGACGTTAAAGACATGGAAGCGAAGGTCGTTTCTATATCTTTCTCGCTTCATATCGCCACCGCCAGGGCATCCTTCGCCACCTTTGTGTAGGGATTCAACTCGGAGTGGCCCTCATCCTTTGCCATCTGGGTGAATTCTTCCCGTGTTATCTTTTGAATATCACTCGCATATGCGGAACCGCTTTCATGTTCAAACCCCCATACCTCGCAACACGGGGCGAACGTATTTACATCACTTATAATTATTCCAGGGAATGCCCCAGTGTGGACAAAATCCCCTTTTTTTAATCCTTTTGATTTTCCAGTAATCATTTTGTAACCCCTTTTATTTATTTATTTTTTCAAGGGAATTGGTTAAAACCAATCCCGCAAACTTTCCATTTTTTTGGATGTGGCAGTGGCCCATGGTACCGGCTCTTGGGCATCCTGGTATGTTTACAACCTTTACCATGTCGCCGTCGAGAACCCCTTCCTGGAGTTTTGAATCGCATATGTCAATACCTACCGCTTTCAACCTGTAGATACTTCCTACTCTTACCTTTTGCATTTTATTGCCCCTTTCTCTGATATGCTTTTCCCAATCCGCAGAATTTTCTTCAAATCCGATTCCGTTAATCGGTAATCCTTTGCCATCTTTTTAATTGTTAAATAATTGTTTACCCAATCAAGATATACTGCTACCAATAATTTTTCCATTACCTTGCCCTCCCAATGTCTTCCACTTTCACATGGAAGTCTTCCCCATCGTTATTGAAACAAACCGCTTTTCCGTCTTCCCAGTGGTCAAAAATCAACTCCTGGTTTACTTCAATTATGTTCTTCCCATCTGTTACCGCGTCACTGATTAAAACAAACTGGCCTTTTTTAATTTTCATACAATCCCCCCTTAATGCAATTTATAACTAACGTTTTTAGTTTTAACATCCCAACACTTCCGGCAATCCCCGCACTCCCCATTTTGACTAGGTGCCGGACACTTAAATCCAAAAGATTTTTCCTTCGCTACCGTCGAAGTGTTAAAGGTTGTCCTCGGCGGGATCCCATCTACCATAGAGGCCGATATTCTAACGACAAGGTTATTTGGTATTCGGTTTCCGTTTTTAATCCACTGCACGATCATTTTGGCTTCTTTAGTTGGGAGCCAAAACCGAACCTCCGGCAATCGGTTCGCTATTTCTATTATTTTTCCCAAATGTTCCAAGGTTTGAATGTCCCCAGAATCGTGCCACCTGAAAAATTTTGATTTTGTGGTGGATGATTTAATGAGAATTTCCATGGCATCGACCCAGTTTTTATTGAAAATACCTTTATATCGCTTCGCCATAGCGTCTACCGTCGACGGGAATTGATAACAACCCTTGCAAGCGTAACAAGCGGAACATACCGACCCCGCCACCTTCCTAAGTTTGGAACCTACCTTGCATTTTTTCGCCGGTAAAGAATAAGACTTGCAGGGCATTTTTGATGGGTTTGAAAGGGTTCCTGCTATTCTTAAGGCGTTTATTTTATTCACTTTTTTCCCCTTCACATATATGATTTTGTTCACATAGTCCACAAACGACTTTTCCACATTCGGGACATTCAAAAATGTCCGCTCCCGCTCCTGGCCCGTCTAGGGTTATAGTTTTCCAGCACTCATCACAATTGAATTTAATGGGATCCGGTTCGGTTCTCATTTTGTGGCCCCTTCGGCGTGACAATATTTGATTTCTTCTATTTTCATTCCCTTATATTTCCTTCCGTTACAACACGTCGGCCCCATCGCTTCGGGGTGGCCACAACCTTGCACAATCCCATTGAAAACCCAAACTTGGAATTGATAATCGAATCCGTTTAAAACCTTTCCGTCGGTTGTCTCATTTTCTGATAATCTCATTTTGAACCTTCCAGGAATTCATATTTTAATTTCTCGGTGTCATTTTCCAATTCATCTGATATTGTCATTTTTTGGTAAGAGTCAATAATCTCAAATGCCACTTCTAGAATCGCAATCAAGTCTTTTTTCGAATTTGGATTTTTCATTTTGTTTTCTCCCCTTAGTTTAGTTTTAGCATCCACAATGTGGTTTGGATATACTCTAGTTTAATAGAGTATGTAGGACAATTCAAGGTTTTCGCGATATACTTTCACTCCAAAGTGGCTCATACTCAGAGCGAAGGAAAAACACGCTAAAATCGTTCAAAAGTGTTGATAATGAGACAAAAGGTGTTTTTGGTCTATTGCCTGATAATGAGGTATTTTCAAGGGTTTCGGTTTGTTGGCATACTCTAAAGAGGGGAGATTTGAAGGGATGGAGTATACACACTTAATAGGAGAGAACCGGCAAAGCACCGTCGGTAGATTTATTCAACCGGTTGAATTTGCCCAAGGTTGGCCGAAAAGGGGCGAGGCGACACTTGGGTATACTCACAAGGGGCCGGAGGAAAGTACTATAAGCCTTTAAGCCTATAAGCCTATAAGCCTATAAGCCTATAAGCCTATAAGCCTATAAGCCTATAAGCCTATAAGCCCTATAGCTAGATCCAGAAGAGGTAGCTACTTAAGCCTATAAGCCCATAAGCCTATAAGCCTATAAGCTTATAAGATATATAAAGGGTTAGAAGTTTACTGTTATAACAACAATCTCAAAATACCTCTATTTCTAGGTATGTTTATCAATTATTGTGGTGCATTGTGGTATGCGGTGAGCTGTGAGCTGTGAGCTGTGAGCTGTGAGCTGTGAGCTGTGAGCTGTGAGCTGTGAGCTGTGAGCTTATGGCTACCCCCAGGGGGGGTAAGGAATCTATTATTCTCGATTTTCGAATATTCAAACGGTATATATTAAGAGGGGTTTAGGCTATATCCACACACACAAATCAACTTCTTTTTCCAGAATTCACTTGACAGGAGCTATAAGTGCTGTTAATTTAGTTATATAGCCAAACGACACGGGGAGAATATTGTAATGCGAAGAAAAGCACCTACGCGACACATAGGAAGAAAACGCAGAAGAATTGGAGAAATCTATAATAGGGAACCTGAAAAGTCTGTGGTAGAAAAGGTGAAGTCTCTTTTTTCTAAAAAACAAAAAGACGAGCCTAAGAATTTGAATGACAAGAACGTGGACGATGGAACTGTTGTGCGGGCGAACAAAGGGGCGAAAAAGCGTCAGTGGGGGCGATAATCCAAGATTATGGCAACTCCTAAGAAACGATTTACTGACGAGCAGCTTCTCAAAATCAAGCGTGGTGCTGAGAATATTGGGCCAGGGGTGGTTAGGCATATTCGGGTTAAACCTGGGCGGGAGGGGCTTGTGACTGTGATGGGTCCTGCGAAAAATCCGAAGCGGTTTCTGGATAGCAAGAACGCAGGGAAGTCGAAGGTTATTCTGGGGGATATTGGGAAGGTTCGTAAGGTTTTTGGTGGTCGCAAAAGATCACGGTAGTAACCCCCTCGTGTGAATTAAAAAATTCTAGGTACTGAGAAATCGGGACCTGGATTTTTTTTGTCTTGGCGTTGACTATTACGAGGAAGTGTGGGAGAATTCTTATTATGGATTTCATAGTTATCTTTGTAGTTGTTTGTATTTTCATTGCGACAGCCATTTTCTGTTTTCGCATATGAAGGAGAAATAATGCAAGTGTTGATTGCAATCATGGTGATTCTTATTATCGCAACTTGTTTAGCGGGTTGCATTTTGATGCTAACAACCCAGACAAATGATTTTAATTACGAAAGGAACGATAGAAAGAACAGATGAAGAAATACGTTATTCTGAATTTCTCCTGGGGACACGGATCCTATTTGAGTTGCTTGAAATGGGCTTTGGAGTCTTGGGAGCCTGATGTGGGGATAATTGTTCCGAACGTTTACGGTGAGACTCAGAAGCGAATCATAAGCGAGCAGTTCCCCGACGCGGATATTTTCTATTTTGACAAGCTGGGTGATTCCCTTAGGGATATTTTCTGGAAGGGGTCCACCAGCTTTTGTGTTTATTTGTGCGAATGGCTCGAAAAGATAGACAAGACCGAAACAAGAATCGAGCAACTCCTTACCACCCATTTTGAAATTTACAATACCAAGGGTGACTATTTTGTGGTCAACCCCAAGCAGATTATCTGTGAGGTGGCCAGATCCCCCCGCGTGATGTACCCATTCGACAAGTCGATTCGTGAGAACTATTCGTTTGGATTCTTGTCTGACGTTTGCGATCAATATTCCCAAACCGAAGGAATTCCTGAGGTTTACGAATTCTTGCTGCTGGCGGCGGCAGAACGTTTTGAGGCCATGGAAGACAACTACACAATGAACTACATAGCCAGCCCGGGCTCATTTTCCTTTTGTTCGAATCGAATCATTCGTCACAACGAAGAGAAGGTGGATTTGGTTCTGGACGAACTTCCCTACTCCAAGAATGGGAATTGCAGCATCAAAGACGGGGTGTACCTGAACATCAGTGGGATACCCAACCTGCCTTCGCTATTCAAAACTTTGGTTGATTTTTACGGCATTGCGACCCGCCATGGGCTGAAGCTGTATTCGAACGACACGTTCCGGGCATTCTCGCTGTGCCAATATTTGAATCCTTCCCAGATGGGGAACCCCAAGATTAAATTTATTGCTGGCAGGGCTGGCTGGGGGACCATTGGGAAATCACTCGCCTACAAAAAGCCATTGATCGCGTTACCGTTCAACGAATTCGATGACCCAGAAATCTACTTCAACAACAAGACGGTGGAGAAGCTGGGCATCGGCGTTGTGTACGATCACAACAAATCGTTTTTGGAGAATCAGGATATTTTTGACTTAGCAGGGGAGTGTTTAAAAAATTATGATTGAAGGACTTGAGGTTTGGGCGATTATACCTGCGCGTGGTGGTTCCAAAGGAATCCCTCACAAGAATCTGAGGCTGCTGAGAGGCAAGCCACTGGTGGCATACCCCATCATTGCGGCGAACATGACGAGCTACATTGACCGGATTATCGTTTCGACGGATGACAACAATATTGCCCGGGCTGCTGAGGATTGGTCGGCTGAGGTGCCATTCAAACGGCCCAAGCGTTTGTCAGGTGACAAGGTGACTGATTACTCTGTTGTTCGCCATTGCTTGGATACCCTCAAAGGAGATCCTGATATTGTTGTCCACCTACGGCCCACAGCCCCATTTTGCGATTATCGGGATATTGATAAAAGTATCGGAATACTGATAGATCACCCCAAAGCCCATAGCGTAAGGTCCGTAAAGGAATCTGTTGTGTCACCGTACAAGATGTGGAAGATTGACAAAAAAAGAATGAAGCCATTCGTTACGAAAAGAGGAGTTCGTGAGAGCTATAATTCCCCTCGGCAGTTGCTTCCCAAAACTTACCAAACAACACCCGACTTTACTGTTCGCCTGAAATTCGTGAAAGAACAGGGCTGATGAATTCTCCAGGTTTGTTTTTGGATCCATGGCAACTGCACCCGCAATTAAAATCCGCAAAAGATTCTCAAGTTGAATACGGAAACTTAGGATACACAACTTACCGAACCCCTTGAAATATTCAGCACCGATGTTAGGTTGTAAATATGGGGATAGCTTGCACCAAAGGCGACATTGGCGAATCAAAAGTGATGTCCGATTTACTTGGAAGGGGATTCAAGGTTGCGATTCCGTATGGGTCTGATTGGAGATTTGATCTAATCGGGTTTCGTCGTAACGAGTTCATACGAGTTCAGGTGAAGTACGCGAAGATGGAGGGAGGGTTTATCCCCGTTCGGTGCTACATGAGTTCCTACAAATATACCTCCGACATGTTTGACTTCCTCGCCGTATACAATCCCGAACTTGATAAAATATTTTATGTTCCGTCGAGTATGCTCGATGGTGGCCATGCTCGATTTAATCTTCGTGTCTCTCCTTCCAAAAATAATCAGAAAAAGAATGTTTGGTGGGCTTCTCAATTCAATAATATTTAATCTATGCGTTGACAGGTATGTGGGTGAATATGAGAGAATCATTATATTGAAATTTACGATGGAGGATGAAATGGAAAACACAGGGAATGGTTGCCAGCACAATTCAAAACACATAGCCAACATTGCAAACAGGACAGCACTTTATGTTTGTAATGATTGCTTACTGGTTTGGTTGGAAGTGAAGAATATTCATAATGACAAAGACGCAAAGCGAACAGTAATTTTAAAAACCAATCTCACGGAAGTAGAAGTAGAACCAGCATATGTCAGCGACAATGTTGCGGGTGACCATACTTTAACGGTCGAAGCACCAAGCTAAATGCGTAATAAAACAACACATGAGTATTTGAATCTCGGCTGCGGGAAACGGATATATGAAGGGTTTCAAAATCTCGACATATATACCTTCCCGGGAGTTGACAATACGCATGACCTGAGAAAATTCCCATGGCCATTCGGAACGAACAGACTCAAGGGAATAGCCGCTTTCAACGTCTTGGAATACCTCCCAGATTTTGTTCGGACCATGGAAGAGATTTGGCGCATATCCCAAAACAACGCGGAAGTTATTATTCGTGTTCCGTTCTGGAATAGTTCCTCCTCCTATACCGATCCCAACATCGTGAGCCGCTTCGACTTCGACACCTTTAAATACTTCGATGTTGATAGCATCGAACGGCACAAGTACCACTACTATACCTTCTGCAATTTTGTTGTTAAGGAATGCGCTTATTACACAACGAAGGATATTGACACTGGCATTTATACGAGAAGTGGTATCAGAAATAAATTCCTGCGTTACCTTCTCAGGCGCATAAGTTATATTTTTCCAAACATAGTTCATCATGTTGAATTCAAATTGTTGGTCGTAAAGTAAATTCTTGAGGGAGGTTATATGGGTGATGGAATCGAATTACCGAGGGATGTCATAATGGCCGAAACAGATGATCTGCAAATTGCTCGTCAAAGAATAATCGAACTCGGAACCGAGTTGGCTCACTTCGCAAGAAACAGTGAGAAGGAGAATGAAATGGCGAGAACCAGGAAGATTGGTGGGCTTGTTTGTTCAGAAGATTACTGGAGAAAACGATGTTTACTGGTTGAGAATAAGTTTGGTGTCCTGATGGCAAAGCATCAGAACGACATGAATGATCTTCGGGCAGACTTGAAGGCACTTCGGAAGATTTCATCTGAAATAGCCAGTTCCTGTTGTTCCATAAGGGTTGGCGATTCTGTGTTCGAGTGGTTGGACAACGAGGTGCAGAAGTGCAAGCAAGAGGAAATTAAGAATGCGGAAAAAAACAAGGACTAATTTTGACAAGTTCAAGGACGATCTTTATAAGTATTATTTTGATCGTTATTTAGGATTTTTACTTGAGTTCGGATGCCCTGCTAGAAGTCTATCCTTTAGAGAATTTTTGGTGGAAATTTGTGAGTTACCATACGCTAGAAGAGACAGATAACGACAAGGCAATTCAAATGCTTCTGGATCTTTATCATAAGATGATGAAGAAAAAGAAACGTAAGAAGAAGAAGAAGGCCAATACCAAGAAGTCTCGGAAGGGTGGCAAGAAAACATGGCGGCGTTACAGAGCCCCCAAAAAAGGTTGATCATATGAAACCAGAAGAATTTGAGAAGAAGAAGAAACTCGAAAGGGACACAGCCGTTGCCAATGTATTCGAAAAAGAGAACGATGTAAAAACACCTGACCAGATTTTGCTGGCCCGTAAGGACGGAAAGGTTTCTGAGGATGTGGCACTCATCCTGTTTGACAGGTGCCTTTCCAAATATTTTGATCCAGAACGAATGGCAAAGATGCTCGATTCGCTTTGCAATGCGTCTGACAAAAACTACAACAAGGATATTGGGTTTTGGGAATCCCCGAGTTGGTCTACCCGTAAGGATGGATTCGATCGGGCAATGAAACTGATGAAGCTAAAATCCAAAGACTACGATGACCCCAAGACTTCCCACCCCACCCAGATCATTTTTAACGTCGTGACAAAGCGAGAAGAACAATAACCGATGGACATTGTTGACATATCAGGAAAACAGGCCAAGATCAATATCTTCCCGAAGCAGGATGCCTTCCTTCGGTCTGATTGCGATGAGGTTCTCTATGGTGGGGCTGCGGGTGGTGGGAAGAGCATTGCGATGCTGCTGTTTGGGCTTAAAAGACGGCTCGAATTCCCTAATACGGCTGGAATTTTGTTAAGACGGACCTATCCTGAGCTTGAACGGTCTATTATCCGCGAATCCCACAAGATTTACCCCCATTTTGGGGCTACCTACAAGTCGGCAAAGCATTTATGGGAGTTTGAGAACGGATCTGTACAGGAATTTGGACATTGTTTTGATGATAAAACGGAAATTTTGACAACTTCTGGATGGAGATTATTCGCTGATCTAAGTCGTTCGGAGTGTGTGGCTTCGGTTAATGACAAAAACGAAATTGTGTTTGTTCGTCCACAAAAATATATCAAATATCAATATAGTGGAGAAATGATGTCAATACAGCAAAGAAATGGTGTTGATATTTGTTGTACTCCCGAACATAGATTTTTTGTTCAGAAATTAAATTCTGGTGGCAAGAAAAAAAGAATATGGACTGATGGATTGTTTGAGATGGCAAAGGATTTCAATGGGAGACGTAGAATCCAGAGATCCTTTTCCAGGGGTCCTTGCTTAAACAAATCGGAATACGTTTATTTTAATAGCGTCAAGGGTGGTCACAAAAATATAACAAAATGCAAGGTCGAAGATTTTTCTAAATTTCTTGGCTGGTTTATTTCAGAGGGCTGCACATCCAGGTACAAGTATGATGTTTTTATATATCAGAAGAATAATCTCGACAAATTAAAAGAAGATGTTAGAAAATGTAATTTTGGTTTCTTTGTTTCATATCCCAAAGATAATATTGGTGTCCCAAGAGTTACAATATCGAGCAAGGAACTTCATTCGTGGATTTTAGATAACTGTGGTGGACTGGCTTACGAGAAAAGAATACCACGGGAATGTTTTGATTGGTCAGATGAATGTTTGAAAAATATGCTGGATGGTCTTTTACTCGGTGATGGTCATCATGACAAGAGAAAGAAGGATACCTTTCGCTACTCTTATACAACGACATCAAAATTATTGGCAGACGACATACAGGAACTTTGTTTGAGAATAGGTATTCGGGCGACAATTGGAGAAAAAAGTGATGGCTGCCGAATGTTTCGAGGGAAGGAATATCACTGTCGAAAACAATATTGTGTTTCTATTGGTGTTGGTGAATATACAGAGTTTAGAAAAACTGATGTGAAGAAAACAAAGTATTCGGGCATGGTTTACTGTGTTGAGGCAAGGCCATACGGGAAGATTGTTGTCAGGAGAAATGGTAGAGCCTATCTTGCTGGGAATTGCGAACGCGATATGGACGTTTACCGCTACCACAGTTCCCAATATCATGATATTGGGTTCGATGAAGCCAGCATGTTCAACGAATTTCAGTTGACCTACATGGCCTCCCGGTGCCGCTCATCCGATCCGGCGGTGAAGCCGCTCATCAGACTGGCATCCAACCCGGGGAACGTCGGTCATGGGTACCTATTCAAACGTTTTATTGAACCGTGGACCGTTCACAAGAAATGGAACGACCCGGTGGTCCCAAGCAGGACGATGACCTTCATCCCGGCCAAGATCAAGGACAACCCGGCACTGGCTGAGGCTGACCCCACCTACATCCAGCGTTTGAAGTCGCTTCCTGAGAAAAAATATCTCGCCCTGGCTGAGGGGCGGTGGGACGTATTCGAGGGTTCCTTTTTCACCGAATGGGATTCCACGCTTGGTCAGTCTGTTTTGGCCAACCCCCACATCCCCGAAAGGACAACCCACAAGATCATGTCGCTGGACTGGGGCTTTGCGGAACCCGCCTGTGTTCTATGGTACGAAATTACCCCTATGGGCCGTGTTTTCGTTTACAGGGAGCTATATGTGACCCGCTTTGGGCCAAAACGTCTTGCCAAGGAGATACTCGACCTGACTCCTGACGACGAACTTAAATCGATGGACTATTTTGTTGCTCCTCCTGAGATCTGGGGCAAAACAGCCGATATGGAGGGTGGCGGCGAGACAATTCAACAACTCATGGAGTCTGTGTTTGGTGATAATCTCCCCATGATCAAGGCCAACAATTCCCGTGTTCCTGGGTGGATGAAGGTTCGAGAGTACATGACCAAGGCTCCTGACGGCTACCCATGGCTTCAAATATCGCCCACTTGCCATAACCTCATTCGAACGATCCCATCGATCATTCATGATGATATACGGCCTGAAGATACGGACAAAGCATGTGAGGATCACGCCTGTCTTACTGGGGAAACGATTGTGGAAACGCCAACAGGAGGAGTCCCTCTCAATAGCGTCCAGGTTGGAGATTTGGTTATAACGAGGGAAGGCTCCAGACGAGTTATTGCATCGGCCATGACAAACGCATCAGCTGAAATTCGAAAAGTTGTACTTTCGAATGGTGCGATTCTTACTGGGACGGGCGATCACCCTGTTTTTGTTGCTAATAAAAAAGATTTCTTACCTATTGACTCTCTGCGATATGGTGATATACTAAGTATATGGGACAACAAACAATCACATACAACGGGATTCGGTTTCGTCGGTATCCAGAAAGCATTCGGCGGGAATGTCGGTTGTATTATTCGCCAAGTGGGTTGTTTCGTAAGATGGGTGTTGGGCGACTTCATCAGGAGATATGGAAGGCCCATAATGGAATTATACCGAAGAATTCCCATATTCACCACATTGACGGGAACCCACTCAACAATAATATTTCCAACCTCGAATGCAAGCCTGCCAGTGAACATTTATCCCAGCATTCCATTGGGAAATGCAGTCAATTACAATATAGAAACCTCAAGAGAATTCGGCCACTCGCATCTGCATGGCACAAAGACCCACGAAACAAAAAAGTTCATGTCAGAAGCGGGAAACTCGCATGGAAAAAAAGAATTGCTCGTGGCCACAGGCATGTTGTTTGCCAAATGTGCAATATGGGTTTTGGAACACACAAAATCACGAATGTCAAATTTTGTTCCAATGCTTGTAAGGCGAAGTGGAGAAGAAAAATCGGAAAGGACGACATCCAGGCTCATTGTATTGTTTGTTCAAAAGCATTCCAATCGAATCGTTATGATAATCAAAAAACTTGCTCAAGGGTTTGTGGGCAACGTTTACGTTTTAAATGTAGAAAAAACAAATAAACGCCTACCAGTATATAATCTCACCGTAGAAAAAAATCACGAATATTTTGCTAATGGAATACTTGTATCGAATTGCGACACGCTTCGGTACGGCGTTGTGGGGCTTGGCGACATCCCCAAGAAAATGGTAACACCTTACGAATCTGGTTATGAAAAGATTTTTGGAAAGAAGGAATCTGGTAATCGTCTTTATAGTGATATACCGCTTCCTGGATCAAGAGGAGGATATTAATGTCTGGATTGGGTGATTTTAATTTAGCCGGTAAGCACTGCATCATAAATATTGCCGTGGAGGAGAAGACTCCCCAGGGCCTACAGATTGTTGAGAGGGATCCACGAAGGTGGAGGTTCCCCCCGGATGCTTACGTCGGAATGGTAGAGGAGGTTGGACCACGATGCGGGATTGTAAAAGTTGGTGATAAAGCGACTATTGAGCGTTGGACATGGCTACAACTCGATGTTGATGAAGAGCGAATATGTGGGAGTGAAGATCATATTTTGCTTGTTAATGGGATTCCTGTTAATGGTGTTTTGGTTGGTGTTCTAGTGCCGGATTACGTCAAGAAGGATAGTAAGATATTGTTGCCATTTGAGGAAAAGCAGGAAAAGAAATACGCCTATTATCATGTCAAGATTATCTCGACCTCCGTAGCAGCAATAGAGGTTGGGGACGAATTGTGGCTGAAAAAGGGCGAAAGGGACCAATGGAAACTTGGCAAAGACAAACTTGTTTTTAAGTGGGACAACCCAGAAGACAACCAAATGTCCAATATTATGTTATATAAGAAAAAGTTTAATTTTGAAATTTTGACTTGACAAAGGAGAAAACGTGAACAATACTAATAATAGTGGCAAAGACAATGCAAATGCGCAACATGTCCCTTCCGAAGATGGTAATGGGGAACAAGAAAAAGAAGCGAAACCTTCAGAAAAACCCCCGTTCCTTGGACTCGATTCGGAAGGGTACTTTGTCGCCAAAATCCATATCTCTCAGAACCCTTGGGCTATAATAGGTTTTCTTGATGAAGCTAAATCTTTTTTTAAGAGCATCATGATCCAGAGGGCCAAGGAAATTCAAGAGAAGCAAAAAGTTATCAAGCCCACGGGTGGTGGGAAATGGCCTTACAACTGGAAGCATAAATTTAAGAAATAGGTGATTGCATGGATAGCATTGAACTTCGTCAAGCAAAAGACACAAGACCAGAAGAATCAAAAACGTCGTTCTCTTCAGTAAAGAAACCTCCTCAGGACCTAAAGGAATCATCTGATAGCATTTTAGAGGTTGCCGCTCGCTTCAGTCGTCAAGAAATAGACCTAACAGACGAAGAGCGAGGGCAACTCCAATTCGAACTTCAAAGCATCATCGATGGGTGGAAAGACTCCCGTTCCGGCTTGCAAAGGAAACTACGCGACTGGAATGACCTCTACGAAGGGGTTGTGACCGTAACAGACTTCCCCTGGGTCGGAGCATCCCACATCCATGTGCCCATGCCCAAGATCAAGGCAAGGGAAATACGATCAACCATCAATCGATCCATCCTAAGACCTATCCCATTCCTGACTGTCAAATATTCTGGCCCGGATTCCCTTCGAAAGGAAAGCGTTTCGTTCTCCAATGAACTTGAGAATTTCGTCGAGGACAAAGTTAAGAATGCGACGAATATCCATTCCGTCCTAAAGGAAGCCTTGATACCAGTCTTCCGAGACGGGACTTGCCCCATCCAGATCACATGGGAAACCGAATGGGAGCGTGTCACTGACTACAAAATGTATTCCAAAACAGACGATTTTTTCAATGATTATCCAACCCCAAAAGAAGCGGGTGTTTCGGATAATCAATATAACGCAATAATCGAGAAATTGGCAGAAGGCATATCTCACGAGATTCGTTACGAATATGATGTTGCCAAGTATGATGGACCAAAGGCGCACATCGTCCCTCTCATAGATTTTGTTCATTACCCAGTTTATGTGTCGGAACTCGACGACACAGTCTGCCATGGTAAGCGAATCTGGTTTACAGATTATCAAGTCTCTAATATGTACAACCAGAAAAGATTTTCAAACAAGGAACAAGTAAAAGATTTAATTGCCACTAGCTCAGATCCCCACGAAGATGATTACACTGCATCGAGGGACCAAATTGAAGGAATAAACAGATCAAGCGATAGAATAAAATCGAAAGAATTCGAATTCTTTGAGCTTGTTTATTCTTCTGCTGTCAAGAAATCTGACAGGGAAAGAGGAATAAAGAGGAAATATTTGATTACCTATCACAGGACATCAAATCAAATTTTTCGAATCGAACCATATCCAGTTAGGAAGGGTCGCCCTGTTTATTTTATTCTGAGGTTCATCAAGAGGGATAATCGTCTTCTGGGGATGAGTCTGGTGGATGACATAGCCGATTTAAGCGAGGAAGTGGACATCATTCATCGACAGAGAATCAACTCGAGAACTATAACCCACGTTCCATCTTTCCTCGCCCTTTCTGCCGCCAAAGACAGATTTGACCCGGGTAACAGAAATCTCCGGTTTCAGCCCGGTCGTGTTTACTGGGTTCGCCAGATGACGGATGTTAAGCAATTCGATATTCGTCCTGTTGACTTGAGCGGTAGCGTTGATGAGGAGCTTTTGTTATTCCAGTTGATCGACATGGTGACTGGGTCCTCGTCTCAGCTTTCAGGGCAAGCAAACCCTATTGATCCTCGGGCTCCCGCGCGTAAGGCGCAGCAGCAGCTTCGGCAGTCGTCGAATCGCATTGACGACTACACCGAGCCGCTTGTCGAAACGCTGGCGAAAATGGGTCAGCATGTAACAGATCTTTATTACCAACATGGACCTGATCGGATAAAATATTATTCAACCGACGAGGATGAGTCGATTGTCGAAAGAGAGATGGAAAGAACGAAGCTCTTCAATCCGAACGTTATGTTCGTTGTCCACGGGACATCCATTTTTGACAATCCCGAACAGGAATTCCAACGCAACCTGGAGATCCATTCGATTCTCGGCCAGGACCCCATTACCGGCCAGAATCCACGGATCAGAAGAAACTCGCTTCAGAGAGTTTTAACTTCTAGCAGAATACAAGACGAGAAGGATCTGCTTCCCAAGAACGAAGAAATAGGTTTAAATGAGGCCGGAAACATTCCGACAGAAGCAGATGTTGAACTTGAATCGAAGAAATCGCTTCAGGAACAAAAGGCTGCTGACAGATTACGAGACTCAAAAGAGAAGCTGAATTCTGTTCGTGATACCGAACTTATTAGACAAGTTGGAGCAATAGAATCAGCATCGTTAAGAAGTCCACAAGGAGGACAAAATGGCGCACAAAAGGTACGACCCGCTATCAATCCAACGGGCCAAGGATAGAATCGATTATTGTGATAAGGTTATTTCGTATGTCAAGAATTACCAGAGTGGCAGCAAGGATGCTGTAAAGAGCGCACTGGAAACTATTCGTGATATGGAATATGTTGCTAGACTGAATGTGTCCGATCTTCTCAAGAAGGGGTTGGACCAAGCAGACAAATTGGCACGTTTTAATCTTGGGATGCAACAAGCATACCAGGATGTTTTAATGTTGTTCGAGAAGCCAGAAGAATTTTTGGATCAATACGAGAAGGACAAACAAGCGGATGAAGTCTTCTTGAAAGAAGCATCCCGTGAAGAGTAACAATGGTGGTAAGGTCCCGAAGTACTGTTCCAGTTGTGGAAAACCACTTTTCAAATGGTGGATTTCCAGAATAACGGAAAAAGAACTGTTCTTGAAGTTTGACATCATTTGCAATCATCAAGAATGTCGTTGTGTCGATTCTTCGTTTAACAATATTGAGATCAAATTGGATCTCAATGAATTGGAAGCCAAGAGTCGAGAGTCGCTGAAAACTTAAAAGCTCAAATAGAAGAGCATAAACTAGAAGAGTATTGAAGCTCAAGTGTGTAATCCACGCTTGGGTTTTTTTTGTTCAAGGAGGACAAAATGAAAGTCGAAGTAAAAGAAGAAATTAAAGAAGAGGGGAAAGTTGAGGATCCCAAGAAGGAAGAGGAAGAGATAGTCAAGGAAGAAGAGGAAGCCGCAAAGGACCTGGAAATTGAGAACGCAAAACTACAGGCCAAGCTCGAGGTTCACGAGGAATTAAGGAAGGGAAAGCCATCCGAATTTTCTCCAGAAGAGGAACAGTACCAGCAAACAAAGAACGTAGTGTTGGCTGATTCTGGATCCTTAGACGAAGATTCATTTCAGGAAAAGTACAAGATGACGAAGGCCGACGCAAGGGTCCGTTTTGTTACTTACGAGCGCGAACGGGACGCGAATGCCCATAAAGAGGACATGGCATTCCTTCGGGCTGAAAACCAGGTCACAAAGAAGTACGGCGAGAAATACTCGCAATACCAGGAACAGATTGATGAATCCGTGAAGGATCTGTCTCCTTCTGTTAAGCAGAATCAGCAGCGTTTGGCTTTGCATATTGAAAGGACTTTGAAGGCTTTGATTGCAGACGAACCTGCGCCGAAGGCACCAAAAAGGGTAGCCTCTAAAAAACAGGAGGACGATATGGGAAAAAGGATTGTCGACAGCGGGTTTCATACCCCAGGTGTTGTTCCTGATGATAAATTGATTGACGAGCAGAAGAAGAATGGAGATGAGATTGCAGAAGCAGATCGATCTTTGGCTTCTAAGTTCGGTATCACCTCTGAGTCAGAACGGAAAAAATTCAGAGACACCAATTACATAGAAATGGATTTTGGGCACGGAGTAAAATTCAGTGATCCCAAAAAAGGATTTGAAAAGAAAAGTGGCTGATGGAACAATTGGTAGAGCAGTCTATCCCGGTCCTACCGCCGGAAATGGGAAATTTGATGGAGAACGCCGAGACTTAGATGGCGAGGCTTCTCTTGGCATTTATAGGTGTATGCAGTGTGGATTTATGAATGATGAGAGGCGCGTATCAAGTGGCGGAGGTACCTCAGACGGTAATGGAGGAATATCCGTAACCGTAACAAGTAGTGTTGGTGACCCAATAAATAGGCGTGGTTTTTGTGCGCTGTGTGGATCTGCCAACAGCAGAATTGAATAGAAGGTAAAGGAGAAATAAAAAATGAGAACAGCAAGTGGACGAGATCCAGTTATTGTTAAGTTGCCCCTATACGGGGCTGCTGCGGATATTGCTGATGGTGCCCTAATCATGCCCGGAGTTACCGCTGAAACAGACCTTGGTTGTTTCATTGTGGGAACCGAAGCGGCTGCTGGTGTGGATGCCGTTGGTGTTTTGCAGGGAATACATGATTATAGCGTTGTTGGCGACTCAGCTGTTGCCGGAACGACTTGGGTGTTTGGAGAAGTGGAGCTTTGTGACCAATATCAACCCGTGTGGATTGAATATGATCAATCGACCACGGCTACGGTTGATTCTACTTCAACCACGACCGTCACAATTGGTTCGTTAGAAGACGCTATTGACACTTCGTATTTGGTCAAAACAGATGGAGCAGGAACATGCCATACGGCATACCTGACCGCATCTGCCTCTGGTTCAGCGACCTCCAAGTCCTCAACCGGATGGGTTTCTGGAGATACTGTTATCAAGGTTCTGCGGCTTGGACATCAGGTTGGAACGCTTAATACGGCTGCTAACAAAATGGCATCCGCTGCTGCGGCTGGTACCTGGACCATTTTCGTTATGGAAAATTGGTTTGAAGCTACAGGGTATCCGTTGCAACCGCTTGACCCAACCAAACATGATGATTTGAGTTTGACAAAGGCCCGTTTCTACGCCAAGATTTTGGTTAGAAATACCGCTGGGCATACAACTGAATAATCAGTTGAGCATTGAAAGGAGGTTACTATGGCAGTAGTTAATGAAGCACAATTGAGTGAAGTTGTTGAGCCTGGACTAAAGAAGGTTTTCACTGGAGCTTTGAACGAAGATCCAGATATGTCTTTGGTTGGAGTTCTTTATCAGACAGTGAATTCCGAAAGGGCCAACGAAGATTACTTAGAGATTGAAGACATAGGGAATATGCCTGAGTTTAACGGGGATATTAACTATACAGAGTTCAAGGAAGGCAACAAGAAGACCGTCACACCGACGGAATTTGCCCTTGGGCTTAAAATTCAACGGAAGCTATTTGATGATGATTTGTACAACGTTGTTGAACAGATCGTGAAGCAAATGGGCCAAGTTGGTCGTTATTTAGTTGAGGAGCAAGCTGCTTCTCCGTTTGTGAACGCCTTTGGAACTGGGACTTTTACCACGTTCGATTCTCAGGCGTTGTGCGCTAACGCACATACGTTTGTTAGCACATCCACCACGCAGGACAACGCCGGTTCAACCGCGTTCAGTTATGCGGCTTTGGATGCGACTCTCACGCTGATGCGGAAGTTCACGAATTCTCAAGATCGGCTTATCCTGAATGTTAAGCCTGATACGTTGCTCGGTCCTGTGGATCTGGAAACTCAGTTCACTGAAGTTATCCAATCCGAACTCAAGGCCGGAAGCGCGAACAATGATGTCAACGTGTTTAATCGGAAGTTTAAGATTATCACCACGCAATTCTTGTCTGACACAAATAACTGGTTCCTGATTGATTCCAAGCGGATGAAACAGTTCCTTATTTGGCAACAGAGAATTCCCATGGAATTCAATAAAACACAGGACTTCGATACCTATGTGAAAAAATGGTCGTCCTATGTTCGGTTTGGCGTACAGCCGTTGCATTGGCCTTGGGTCTACGGACACTCGGTCTAAGAAATAAATCAAGAAACGCATATAAGCGTAATTAGGAGAAATCAATATGAATGTTGAACAAAAAAGATCAGGACAGCCAGTCGTTAAATCGCCTTCTCTTTCTTTCAAGGAAGAGGAAGCTATGCGAAAGAAGCTGAGGACTTTAGAAGATACGAGAGACGGTAAAGAGATTGTACAAGGTTTGAATTATGAGGCCAAGAACCCAGTGGAGGTGGATCGAGAGATCAAACATCTTCACTGGGTCTTGGATAATAAAAGTGTCCAGGTCGCCACGGGATCGGAAAGAGATCAAATATCAAAGCAAATAAGTGCTTTGGAAGAGGATCTCCAGAAAGATATGCCGACTTGGAAAGAATATGTAAATACTCGAAGGCGAGATGGCATGGCTTATATTCACCTGAAGAATCTTGTTATGAAGTGGGAAACAGACCCGGTTCGGAAACAAAAGATTCGTGAATGGAGACGTTTACGGAGGAAGCTGGACCCAAATGATCCCACAGCAACAAACACGATGTTATTGTTTCCAGACAAATAGGAGAGCAAAAAAATGAAAAAATATTTAAAATACTTACTGGTCCTCCCACTTCTATTGGGAGCCACCATATATGGAATTACAGCCTCGACTGACCTGTTTACTATTACGGGTCGGGGTGCTTCCTGGGGTCAGGACATTTTTCGGGTCGATACCGACCTGAGACTCAGTCTTAACAACTCTTCAGGAACCGAGGTTTTCGGAGTTGCCACGACCGGCATCACTACTTTTACTGGCAATGTCACCATCTCTGATGACGACATTATCTTGGGAAGTGAATCGGTTGCTGTTTCGACAGTCAATACCTCTGGCTTGAGTCAGGGTATTGGAGTCACGGCCATTGTTTTGGATGGCTGGCAGGGACGCGCTGTTTCTGAGGGCATGGTGCTGATCGCTACCGGGGTTGTTACTTCGGCTGCTTCGAGCTTGACGGTCAATGTCGCTTCAGGATCCGAAGTTCGTAATTGGTTCGGAATTGCCGGTGCTGACATATCTACGGGGTCTATTGGCCTTTGTTATATTGATGGCATCGTCCTTGCGCTGACAACTGGCACGGTTAATTCTGGTGACCTCCTTGTCACCACGTTCTCCGCTACTGGTTATTTGGCGAAGTCAACCGCTGACACCGAAACTGGTGCTGTTGTTGGGATCGCGCTTGGTAACGGCACCGCTTCTGGTGGACTGACAAAAATTAGAATTCGTTAATAATAAATTGGGGGGCATGGCAAACCCATGCTTCCCCAATTTGTTTTTCCTTGTAGGAGGAGAAATGAAAAAGTTTCTTGGTATATTATTTCTATGTGTTGGAATTGGAGCGAATGTTTTCGCTATTAGTCCTCGTGATGAAGACTCAAACGTGAGAATTCATTTCTCCACTTACAATGTTGTGGCAAGCACGACCATGATACTCGTTGACCTTTCAAGTTCCACGACTTACAACCTTGACCATAATGGGTTCATTTCTATTTCATCCATTAAACTTCAAGCGGATAGGCTCGGGAGCGCGACTGGCTACGCGAGGATAGGGGTTGTTAATTTCGTAAATACGTCTACCGGCAGTGTGACTTACTTCTACGAATGTTCTTATGGCAATTTTGATTCGAGCGCGACTGTTAATTGCGACGAATATTATTCGCCTTCATTCCTTAGAACAGACGTTCGAGAGAATACATACAAAGACGGGGAGACTCCATACATCCTTTCCAACTCTATTGACTCTGCATCCGCAAAGATCCAGAGCGATATTGTGTTGAGGACATTCAAAGAAGCATATGAATACCCCGCTGTTGGGGATTTGCTTCTTGATATTTCTGCAAATGGTAACGCAGTAAGTTTCATTATTGACCTAATCTATCACGGCAAACGATAAGGGGAGGGGACGACATGAGAAATCTTGTTGGGGTTATCACCCTTATGGGGCTGCTCATTACTCCCCTTATTGTTTTTTCGTATGGAAGAAGCGGCAACTTAGCCGATCCTTCTTTCCTGACAACTGGCGATGAGGCAATACCCTTCTCAGTGTCAATCAGTACAGCAAGTGCTGTACTTGTTTACAATTCATCCAATTCTGGGTTCTGGGATCGTGAAATACTTCTCCAGAATACATCCTTGGATTACGATGTTTATTGTGGGACAGCATCCACAACCCTCGCTTCATCCGGCCCAAGATTCCTCCTCCCTAAAAATCCAGTTGGATTTACAACAAATGTCCATACTGACATCTATTGTATTTTGGAAGAGACGGCTGGAAGCAATTCTGTTGATATTGTTGGCGTGGTGGAATATTCGACAAAAGATTAATTATGTTTACAAAGATAAAATTAATATCACTTTCTATGATGATGCTTTTTGCATCCAACCTGTTTGCTGCCCGTATTAGCGGCAGTGGCCTTGGGAGCATCAGCACCAACACGCATGGTGCCGATAGCTTCATTTGGAATCTGAACACCCTCCAGGACGGCTCCACATTCTATGTTTCAAGCGGAACGGTGGATGGCCAACTCACGACCAAGAGCCATGTGATTCGCCATGAAAGTGACGACTCGGGGGAATACCTCGTCATCCAGAAATCGTCTAATTCAATTACGAGCAACTTGTTCACTGTAACTTCATCAGGAACAATCATAATGGTTTCGTCGGTGACAGCGAAAAATACCTCTTTGGTCCAAGAAGATTACTTGTTTTATTATAATGTGGACACTGACATTGCTTCCCCGCCGACAATAATTAAGAAAAGAACAAGCATGAATCTCTATGGAACATACCGCACAGATGAGTTGGTTGGAACCTCCATGTATGG